ACTCTTCAAGCATGCTGCTACACGCTGCGCAAATACATTATCACCGGCCCCACGATCAGCTAATTCATCTACAACTTTCTGTAACACACGCATCGAAGGAACATGATCAAACGTTGACTGATCAATTCCAACACCTAGCTCACTGCGCATATTAGTAGACCACTCTAACCATGATTCAAAAGACCAACCTTTGCCAAGCGAAGAAGCGACAGTATCATAAACCACATTAGTGATATTCATGCCAAGAAAAGCCATCTGGTCGTTAAGGTCGTTTGCACCTGAAACCAGATTGCGGATCTTACCTCTCTCCCTCTTTTCAAGAAAACGATATATGGGCGGGTCCTCGCTAAGTAGCCGGCGCATGATATCATCTCTGGATGCACCTAGAAAGCTAGCAAACTTGGTCTTCTTTGCACCCAATAATTTTTCATCTGCATCGGATGCACCATTAGCCAACCAACGGGAAGGATTTTTCACAAACTCATCGAAATCAGCAGCCTTCGTCTTTGGAACGCGTGCAAAGAGAAGATCAAGACCTCGCAGGATAACTTCTTCTCGCAACGATCCTGGCTCATCCTCCTCCTTAGGAGTAAAAACCCAATCTGTAAATTGATTAAGCATCCTCTCTGCGGCATCATCAGTCATAGGTTCCGCTCCAAATAGCAAATGCGTCTCAGTCAAATATGGCCAGTAATCTCCAAAGAGCAAGGCCCCGTGATGCTTAGACAAATCTGATAGCTCCTTAAGGGCTGTCAGCAAAATATCATTATTAATTAAATTTAAATTAAGATCCTCCACTAATATAAAATATACAAAATCGTGCACTTCCTTCGGTAGCAAAGAAAAACCAAAAGCAAACTGCCGCCGAACCTCTCCCCTCCCTATGTGACCATATTTTTCTAAATCACTAGGAGTTACACCCCTATACTGTCTCTGAAGTCCTGAAAACCACTCTGAGGTCCAAGATGACGCCTTAAAGTCCTGAGTCAAGCACCTGACCTTGAAAGATTTGAATTCCTCGGCAGCGAGTGACCGATTCGGGAGAATATCCGAAGTCGGGTCGCACCCAAGTAATACATCCAAACTTGCATCATCAAGTCCTGTCTCCAGTTGAGTAGCCATATCGAGAGTAGGTCTTATTCCACCTAAATGTGAAAGCCTGCAAATAAATTTGCGATATGGGTTTGGCGTGTCGTGGAAGGCTGGGCCCGGGGAGTAAGGCGAGCTGGGAGAAGTACTCTAAAGTAGGGCTCAACCAGCGTCTCAACCATATGCGTAGGCCTTGCTAAATAAACATTCAATGGATTTTGAGCCCCGTAGCGAATATTTTCAGATGGGATAGAGAGAATGGTTCGACGAGAAGATGCCACGCCACCAGCACCAATGTCGGGTCCTAAGAAATCTCCCACAAAGATGGTACCGCGCAGGTTAGGCACGGTAAGAGGCCAAAAAGCAAGATCATTGCGGCCTACCCATGCGGCACAGGCCCCCAAAGCTGGCTGATCATCGGTGTCTCCTATGGTCATGAAGAGAGGACTTCCGTTACCGTAACCCTTCCCGTATTGGATCTCAGAGACAGCGCGTGCCGGCGGGTTGAGACCAGTGCAGAAGACTGGATCTGGCAACGCATCTAGGTCACGCGAGAGAGGATAATTCTCGTCAAACAGATATGGGTAGAAACAGATAGGAATGCGCGTCGGTGAGACTCCAATAGGAAGCGCAGCTCCACCCGCAAGAGGAGAATTTGGCCACTCGTCAGCATAAGAGGTCGTGATGTGTGCCCAATTATACTTTGCCATCACCCGATTTGCTACCTGCGGATGCCATAGCGCAAATCCAGACCCCCCCTTGATAGCGGAGCCATTGAATGCTGCATTGATACTCTCGACATAAACACGCAT